GGCGGTAACTGTCCGCGAGCTAATAAATTGATTCTTCGTTTGCAACCCAACGAAGGAATAGTGCTTAAGATTGGAATGAAAGTGCCCGGTGCAGGTTTCGAAGTCCGTCAGGTGACAATGGATTTCAGTTATGCACAGTTAGGCGGAGTGCCGAGTGGCGACGCTTACGCACGCCTGATAGACGACTGTATTCAGGGCGATCCGACCTTATTTACTCGCAGCGATGCAGTAGAAGCCTCATGGAAATTCTTTGACCCGGTTCTCCGCTATTGGAAAGAAAACCCTGACGCACCTTTGTACGGCTATCCGGCAGGCACGTGGGGACCTCTAGAAAGTGAAGCAATGATGCACGAGCATGGGGCCGACTGGACGAATCCTTGTAAGAATTTGACGAACACAGATCAATATTGTGAATTATGAAATTAGCAGTTTTTCCCTCGTCGATTGAAACCTCACGCGCGTTGATACTTCGTCTGGTGGAACTCATGAATGAGGAGCCGGACAGAATATTCAACATCGCAGTCAGTGGAGGTAATACCCCCGCTTTGATGTTCGATTTATGGGCGAATGAATATCTGGATATCACTCCTTGGAACCGTATGAAAATCTATTGGGTGGACGAACGTTGTGTGCCTCCCGAAGACTCTGACAGTAATTATGGAATGATGCGTAATCTCCTTCTTGGGATAGCCCCCATTCCTTATGAAAACGTATTCCGCATCCGTGGCGAAGCTAAGCCGGTGAAAGAGGCGGTTCGTTACTCCGAATTGGTGAAACAGCAACTGCCATACAGATTGGGCTGGCCTGAGTTTGACATTGTGCTGCTTGGAGCGGGAGACGACGGGCATACTTCCTCTATTTTTCCAGGACAGGAGAATCTCTTGACTTCCACTTCCAGTTATGTAGTCAGTATTCATCCCTGCAACGGGCAGAAGCGTATTGCAATGACCGGATATCCTATTCTGAATGCCCGTCATGTTATTTTTCTGATTACCGGAAAGAATAAGGCGGATGTGGTGGAGGAAATCTGTAATTCGGGAGATACGGGTCCTGCGGCTTATATCGCTCATCATGCACAGAATGTAGAACTGTTTATAGATAAAGGGGCTGCATCGTATATTGGGGATGCGAGTAAAGAGATACATTAATTCAAAACAGAGCTACTAAAACAACAGGTAACATGAATCCTTATCTGCAAGAACAACGATTTGCTTAGCGGACTACTTGCTGAGTAAAACATAAAAGACTGGAGGAGAGTTACGTTTTCGTGATCTCCTCCACTATATATTTGTCTTCCACCTTCTTACAAGTACACACAAGGTATTCCGGATGTTTCAAAGCTCCTTGTAGTGTATCGGGAAGAATAACTTCTTTCGTACGTCGGTCTATCGCAACCATTGCATACAGTATACCTTCACTCTCGCACTTCTCTATTAGTGCTTTTTTTAGTTCTTCTACGTCGAATTCCATTTTGGTGAGATTTATCACTGCAAAGTTAGGGAAAATAATGAATATTTTCTGCAAATATATTTGTATTCCGCTAAATTAAGGACAATAAATAAAAAACAAGTATATTCAAATACTGAACATTTAGTATAATATTGATTAATATTTAATGTAGTGGAAATATTTTTTTGAATTAAGGGATTAAATGTGTATAATTGTAAATCCGTCGTAAAGGGGTTAGAACTAGTATGGAGATATTTTAATAATTAAATTCAAATCATATGAGACCTTTAATATCTAAGAAATCTCTTTCAGCTGTATAATTATAGGATCTGCTGTTATGAGCTATATAATTAAATATGTTATTGAAAAGCTGGGTGATCCTATTGAGAATATCGTTTGTGGAGCAGCCATAATGATTTCAATAACATCTCTAGTCTTTTTGTTTAAGTTGAAAAAATATATAGATAATAGTATTAATCAATCAAGTACTGATAACAAAGAAAAAGTGGAATAAAAGGGGTGGATTACTATTTAAAAGAAGTTCGAAACGATATATAAATAGTTAGTATATATACATAAAATGGCTTCCTTGTTCGTCCGCCGACGAGGAAGCCATTTCAACACAAAAACTAAACTAGACACATTTTTGGAAATCTAGTTGTATATTCTGTATATCAATTATATAGTCCTGCTTTTTTTTATGGTTCGACCATAATTCGACCATTTGATGTTTTATGTACTATCAAGATTTCTATATTTCATATTTTATATTACTTTAAATATTATATTTGCGCATTGTCAAACTAAAATAGTGCGTTTATGAAATCGTTATTAAAAAATGTCCTAAGAAGGATAAGTAAAAAACAATCTTCTAAAGAAGATAATGCAACAGCCTTTTATCCCCAGTGTTGTGCAAAAGTGGATGATTCCGCTCGTATGCGTATAAAAATGTCTTATGACCAAAATGTAAAAGAAACTATATCAAGCTTGAAAACACTTGCTAATGATATGTCTAGTGGCTTTGTTACTTTTAAAAAGTTTCAGACTAGGCGTTATCAATACAACCCGGATGCAGATGCAACTCTATATGCTTCAAGACTGCTTCGTGCAGCTTCTATATTGGAGTTCCTATTAACTGATCCTGATAATAAATCTTAGAGATTCATTTTTTCAGCTAGAGCAGAGAGCCCTATCAGTAGTTCAGTTATATTTTTGGCTTTTCCGACAACATCATCAACTTTCGCTGCTGTATCAGGGCTTAACTCCTTTTCTAATCGTTCTAGCTGCATTTGAAATGTATCAAAACTTAATATGTATAAGTCTCTTTCAACAGTGAATCCCCCTTTTTCTGCAAAATTGAATATTTCAAAATTCAACGTAAGATATTCAATACCATATCCTTTATAGTCAATAAATCTCCTTTTTTTGAACTCCTCTAAAACTATTTCATATTGTTCTTTACTGATCCTAAGGTCTGGTATATCTTTATAATTTAGTTTAGCTGTTCTTTTCCCGTTTGCTACAACCAAAATATAATTTAATACTTTATCCTTTTCTTCAGCTGTTATAACTAAAGGATATTCTCTTTCATCTTTTGAGGGTACAGTTCTAATTGGGCGCATATTTGAAAAAATAATTATTCTATTGTTTATATAGTTTCATTCTAGTATTACTGTAATACATTATATCTTTTTCTATTTCGCAGGGAATTGTTAAATTGTCTTTTTCTACTATTAGATTCACAATATTGTCGTTTATAGAGTATTTACCTGATACCGTTTCTTTCCATTCATATTCTAAATCCTCATTATCATCTGCAACATTATATATTGTGAAAGATTTCAAGTCAAAAGATATAGCAAAAAAAGATCTTAAATAAGGAGTGCCTTCTTCAAAAGACAATCGAGTTTTTCCGTACCAGTCTTTTACAGAAGTCCATGTTGTTCCTGCTAAATTAATACTGTCATCAGAGCATGAATTAAATATAAGCACAAATAAGAAGGATAGTATTAAAATTTTTTTTTTCATACGTATATAAGTTTATCCTACATTTCGTTCATTTTTCAACATAGTCAGTTCTCCTTTGGCTTTTTTAAGTTCTTCTGTGAGTAACTGATTCGTTTTAGTTTGTTCGGTGATTATACCTTGCAAGGTAGTGATCGTATCTACCAAGCGTTTCATTTGTTCTATGTTTGGGTCAGGTGTTACTTCTGAAAGTAGCATTTGACCTTTTCCGCGAAGTAACCACTCAGCAGAAATATCTTCATAGGTTAGTAGAATTGAAGTTAATACCTTAGCGGAAGGTTCTGTTCCACGTTGAAACATTGATGCTATTACAGATTGTGTTACACCAATTCTTTTCGCAAATGCGCTATCTGTAATGCCGGCAGACAGAATTATTTCTCTAATTCTTCCATTAATAGTGTTGTTATTTGTCATAAATCCAATCAATCAAAAGTTAATAAAACGCAAATGCGATAAAATAAAAAGTTTTTTGTTTTTAAAATAACGCAAATGCGATTATATTTGCATCATAAATCAATCAATCATACAAACATACAAAAAATGATTGATAAAACCAATTAAAAAATAACGATTATGAGCTACAATTTATCACAAATAATGAAGTCTGCACACCGCAATTACAAGAAGGGTGGAAAAACATTTTCAGAGTGTTTAAAATCTGCATGGAGCTTCGCAAAACTCCAAGAAAGTTTCTCACCGGAAGCAGTGAAATCAAGAACTGATAAATTTTTAGCTGAAAGACATGAAGCTATGAGCAAGACTGCCAAAGCTACACCTAGCAAGGAATATAATAACCTTAATATTCCCGCTTCCGCTTACTACAACCCAAATAGTACTCATTACGGTGCACATTACGTCGGAGATTAATCAAATTATACAACAATGGATAAAAGAACCGAACTAGAAATACAGCGAGACAAATATGAAGCTGTGATTGAAGAACGAGACGCGTTGATCAGCTCTTTGAGAGGTGAAAATGAAAAACTCAAACGAGATTTAGAATCAGAACGTGGATTTTATAGAGAGAAAGTTTCCCAATGTGATGATTTGAAGAAATTTATTGAATCGCAACGAAACTTAATGGACATAGTTTTGAAGAACAACCAAAGTATTCTCTAACCCTCACTAAAGTCAAACCAAACCGCCGGTTATCCGGTACCCAGTCCGGTCTTTGAGCCTGCCCTTGAAGGGAGACTGGGAACAACAGAGAAGAGTTCTTTGACATATTGGTAAAATGGTGTTTTGGAAGCCGACACGTGCCGAAAGGGATTACTGACGTAGGCGGGCTTCTCAACGATATAATGCTGTGGTTAATGGTCAAGCCGTATCGTTGTAAAACTAAATCAGTTAGACGTTTGTCGGCAAATCGAGGTATTTGCTTTATGTATATAAAGGTGATGTAGCTCAGGCAGGTTAGAGCGCTGTGTGTGGTGGATGGTTGAGAGTTCGAGTCTCTCAAGAAATACTCTTAGCTTAATGGAAGAGCACCACAAGCAGAGGTCGGCGGTTCGAATCCGTTCATCGCTTCAATGTTTAATTTAAAATTAGATTGTATGGAAAAGGATATTCAGAGACGTAACGTAATTGATGTATTACGGAGTATGGATGTTGGTGCAATAGAAGTATTTCCTATCGTTCAGAAACCGTCTGTAACTAATACATTGAATGCTCGGCTTTATAAAGAAAAAGCTGAAGGAATGGCTTGGAAAACAAAGTCAGATGTAAAAAATATGCAGTTTATAGTAACCAGAATTGCATAACTACCTTGCTTGTTGAGATGATCAGAGGTGAAATGGCTGAAATATTGCTAGATAATATTCTCCGTCTGTTTTCTACAGAAACGTTTGGAAAAGATAAGTCTGCGTATTATGTGGGTGGGGAAAAGAAATTGATGAATCTTATAGAAGCGGGTAAGATTGAAAGTGATAAGCCCACTAATGTTCAAAACGGCAAGTGGCATTGTAATGCTGCTCAAGTATTACTTCATTGCCGATGTGCGGGAAGGAAAGTTAAATCTAAAAAACGGAAGAAATGAAAAAGATTAAAGTGATACAGTATGCCATGATGTTCATTGCCTTATGGACAACACTGTATCTTATAGATAGCATTGAAGTTAGCAAGAAAGAATTTATTGCTGCTTTTGTATTGGTGACTGTCGTATCAGTGAATTATATCTGTTTTCGATACTACGAAGATAGGAAACAAAATAAAGATAGCCTGTGAAGGTCTGCATTGCTTAATTTTAGTATTTGTCATGTTTATTTAGCCCGGTTCGCCGGGCATCTGCCGGGATAGCCCAGTTGGTTAGAGCGCATGTTTCTACATGAGGTCAGCGGTTCGAATCCGTTTCCCGGCTCAACTCAATCAGAGTTAAGTAACCCGTGAGGGTGAAAATATATTTGCATTATATATACAATCAATGTAGCCGGAAGCGTCTGGCTACGACCTGAAGGAATGGCGGAATTGGTAAACGCAAGTATGCAGATAGATTGAAGAAAGTCATACATAGGTAATCTATCATCCCGGTTCGAGTCCGGGTTCCTTCACAGAGAATTTTTCTTTTTATGTTTAACTAATGTTGCCAGCGAAAAGGACGCTGTAGGGTTAAAGCCCCTGTTATTTGAGTTTTAATTGTTCTATACTTTTCCGGTGTGCTTTGAACGGCTATCCGGAAGCAAGAAGCTCGTGAGAGTGCTATTTAATAGTTAATGTCGTGTTTTATTTTGTGTTTGTGTTCTAGGTGAATGGTTCGTGAGAATAGTTCACTTAAAACGGATGGCTGGTGTAATTGGCAGCATACGCAGATATGCGTGATGTGGGTTCGATCCCCACGCCATTCACCCTTCTGATCCTAATTAAATTATAGTAGTTCATGAGTTTTGTTTTGTGTTTGTGATTGGGGTGTATGGTCTGTGAAGATAGTGCACCTTTTTAATTAATCGGGCGGATATGTATATCGTTGGTTGAAACTGCGGTGAGGTGCACCAATATTCCGTGAGACCGGTTCGACTCCGGTTCCGTCCACTAGCATTTACATTATGTATAAATCAGGGAGCCGTACACCCTTCAAAGCGTAGCCGTTCCATAAGGTACATTGGATTATTCATTTTCTTATTTTTCTGCCTGTACAATATCGTACAGGCAGTTTTTACTACCTGAAAATGGCGTTAAAATGGCGAAGTTTCTGTTTGCATAACTTGTCATTTTACGATAACTTTACTGATGTAATAAACTAAAAGTCAAACCATTAAATTAGAATTATGACAGCGAGAAAAAACACTGTATCAACGGTTCAGAATGAAGAGAAGAAGAAAAACTCTATTAGACCGCTTCTAGCTTCTGAAATTGAATGTAGAGTTGGTACTATGAAACCGGACGGTTCGGGCTGCTCCTTGCTATTATACAAGGATGCTCGAGTAGACATGAGAATACTCGATGAAGTGTTCGGAGAAATGAACTGGAAACGGCACCATGATGTCGTTAATGGGAATCTATTCTGTACGTTGTCCATTTGGGATAATGAAAAGAAGGAATGGGTGAGTAAACAGGATGTTGGGACAGAATCCAGCACAGAAAAAGAGAAAGGGCAGGCTTCGGACGCCTTTAAACGTGCAGGATTTAACTGGGGAATTGGGCGTGAACTTTATACGGGTCCTTTCATTTGGGTTCCACTTGAGAAAAATGAAGTATATCAGAGCAAAACAGGTTCTCCTGCTCTATATACTAAATTCAGTGTGAAAGAGATTGGCTATAACGAGCAAAAGGAGATTATTCTACTTGTTATTGTGGACAATAAAAACCGTGTTCGTTTTGCTTATGGTAATACGAAGGAAAAAGTATATGCTCCTAATGTTTCTGCTTCAAATGCTTCGGGCAAAGTATATACTGGTGTAGACCTGGATCGTGCAATTAAACAAATGACTGGTGTTAAAAGCCGCGAAGAGCTTGAAAGAGTTTGGGCAGAGCATCCTGAACTTCACAATAATAAGGAGTTCAGAAACATAACTATTGACATGCAGAAAACGTATCCCCCTAGAAATTGATAATAATGATAGAATTAGTGAAATCCAGTGTGGTTTTCAATGAGGAAAACCACACTTATATGCTCGGTGAAAAACAGTTGCAAGGTATAACCGGTATGATTAGCCGGCAGTTGTTCCCTGACAAATATAAAGATGTCCCGGATTTTGTATTGAAGAGAGCTGCTGAGAAGGGTAGCCTTATTCATGCTCAATGCCAGTTTGCTGATGCAACAGGCTTACCGCCTGAAAGTATTGAAGCAGAGAATTACATCAGAATGAGGGTAAATGCCGGATATAAGGCGCTTGCCAATGAATATACCGTTTCTGATAACGAATACTTTGCATCAAATATAGATTGCGTTTGGGAGAAAGTCGGTAGAATTAGTCTTGTTGACATTAAAACTACGCTGCATCTTGATAAGGAGTATTTAAGTTGGCAGTTGTCAATCTATGCTTATCTGTTTGAACTCCAAAATCCATTACTCAAAGTTGATAAATTGTTCGGCATTTGGGTACGTGGTGATAAACATGAATTGGTTGTAATTCCTCGTAAGCCTGATAAAGAAGTCAAGAAGTTAATGGAATGCGAGAAGAAGGGTGAGCAATATCTATCCGATCTTCCCGTTCCTGCCCCTGATGATGACAAGTTACTTATTCCAATGCAGCTTGTAAATACTATAATCGGGATTGAGGAAGAACTTGCAGATCTAACCAAGATTCAGAAAGATTATAAAGCAAAATTGAAAACTGCTATGCGTGAGAATGGTGTCAAGTCATGGGATGCCGGAAGATTGCGAGTTAGTTATACACCCGCTTCTACGAGTGACAATTTTGATACTAAAAAGTTTCAGGCTGACCATCCGGAATTATATTCTAAGTATATCAAAACAGTTCCTAAAGCTGATAGTATCCGTGTAACAATAAGGGAGGATAAATCATGAGTTTAAACAAATTGATGCTTATCGGGCACGTTGGCAAAGACCCCGATATTAGAATTTTGGAAGCTGGTTCTAAAGTGGTCACTTTCTCCTTTGCCACCACTGAAAAAGGCTATACCCTTGCCAATGGAACACAGGTTCCTGAAAGAACTGAATGGCATAATATTGTTGTTTGGCGTGGTCTTGCCGATGTTGTTGAGAAGTATGTCCATAAGGGAGACAAGTTGTATCTGGAAGGAAAGATAAGAACTCGGAGTTATGATGATAGCAGAGGAATTAAACGGTATATTACAGAACTTTTTGTTGATAATATGGAGATGCTTTCTGTTAAGCCTCAACAAGCGCCACCACCGCCACCTCTTCCGGAACACACCAATAATCAGACTCGAAGTGCGGTGAATGAGTGCCCGCCACCGCTACCACCGACCAAGGACGATTTGCCATTCTGATAGGTTATGGAAGCAACATTGACGAAGAAAGATGGCAAAATCCAAATGGATAAGTCTTTCGAGTTCATGTGCAGCACACTTCGTAATGGAGAATACACTGTAACCATTAAGAAAAAAACACAGCCGAGAACATTAAATCAAAATGCTCTCATGTGGAAATGGTTTCAGTGTATTGGTGCCTGTTTGCGTGAATACACAGGTGAAGAGTATTGGAGCACTGCTGCTGGAGTTCAGGATATACATGACTTGTATTGTAAGAAGTTTCTTGTGAAACAGGTTCATGTGAATGGTAAGGTGGAAACTATTGTGCGAGGAACAAGTAAACTTAATACTTTAGAGATGCATAATTTCATGGAAAGCGTGAAAATAGATGCGGCCACCGAGTTTGGTATTACACTTCCATTGCCTGAAGACCAGCATTACTTAGATTTTATTCATGAGTACCAAAACCGGTACTAATTAATCCTTTTATAATTTATGATTGCAAATTTGAGAAACTACGAACCCGAGACAATCGAGTTTGTAGTTCCCGATTCTATTCGGGAAAAATTTCCCCCTGTTTTATTTCAGGGTTCTACGAATGTAGATGAATTGATAAAGTTGGTGAATGAGCATTTCAATGCTACATTCCCTGAAAGTGAGGTGACACAACGTTTACTGGATGAATTTGAGATTTCCGAAATTCGTGAAGAGTATTGCATCAAGCAAGAGAATGAGGTCCCCAAACGCGAACGTGAACTGTTGGAAGCCATTGAACGTGCGAAGAAAATTAAGAGTGATGCACAAGACAGGTTAGCTTCTATTAAGACTGAAATTAAAGACCTGGCTGCCGAGGTCAAAAAGGGGACGAGGGAGTATCATCTTTCAAGTAAGAATACGATCCGGTTTGCTCTTGATGGATATTTCCTGTATTATTCATGGGTGAACGGTGAGTTTAAGCTTGTGAAAGCTGAAAAAATTCCTGATTGGGACAAACGTTCTCTTTGGGCACAGGAAGATCGAAACAGAAAAGCGATGCTTGATTTGTTTGGTATTGAATATCCTGAAGTAGAACGTCCTATTGATGATACAGAAGATTATGGGGACAAGTTCGAAGAAGACCTGTCCGATAAACTTCCTGAAGAAGAACCGGAAGACGATGAGTAGATTGCAGCACAAAAAAGGCAGGAAGTCCAACTATGTGAAGCGGCTTGTGAATAATCCAGATTGGGAAGAAGCCAAGCGTAAAGTTCGTATTAGGGACGGACATAAATGCCAGATGTGCGGTAAAGACTTTAATTTAGAGATTCACCACAAAACATACAGGGTTAACGGAAAATCAATCGTTGGTCATGAGCTTGAACATCTTGATTGTCTCGTTACCCTTTGTGGTGACTGTCATTCGAAAGTTCATAAATATCACATCAAATTATGACATACCAGTTAAGAGACTACCAAAAAAGTGCTAGTGATGCAGCGGTCAGCGTTTTTAAATCCAAGGAAAAGAAAAACTACGTGATAGTTCTTCCCACTGGTGCCGGGAAGTCCCTTGTCATTGCCAATATAGCTGCACGGATAGACGGGCCGCTGATAGTGTTCCAGCCTAGCAAGGAAATACTCGAACAAAATTTTGCGAAACTTCAATCATACGGCATATTCGATTGTGGAGTTTATTCAGCTTCTGCCGGAAGAAAGGATATCAATCGTATTACGTTTGCTATGATTGGTAGTGTG